TGACCTCGCGCCCTGAAGTCAACTTCACGCACAAACGGCATTTCTTGAGACTATATGCAATTTTTATGCAATTTTTATGCAATTTTTCCACTGTCAAAAATTTTTCCTTCCTAAACCAGGGAAAAATTTTCGAAGGGGGAGTCAATAAATACTAAAAATCAAACGCAACACCAAAAATATGTTAACACAACAAGAACTGAAGAAGTGCGAGAAAGAATGCCGGTCCTATATCAATGCCGTGAAAAAATCAATCGAGCAGAAATACGGCGGTAAGGTTCCCGCTGAGTTCGTGGCACAACTCCGACAACTCGACGATATGTACCTGTGTTACTTGCAGTGCAGCCACGAGTTCAGGCAGTCAAACGATATTATCGTGAAAAAGAGTAACGGCAAAGCGGAGTTTACTCAGGTTAACCAACTCTTCTCCCTGATGCTCCAGATTGCCGACAAGATGGACAAGTTGGTGAAAAACTTCGGTATTTCGCCTCTGGCCGCGTCAAAAATCAAGGGCTTACCAAGTGGAAGCGACGGCGGAGAAAACTTCTTAGAGAGCCTCTAAATGGCCTTAAATCGAATCGTATGAATAAGTGGACCCAATACGCGGAAGATGTAGTGGCCGGAAAAATAAAATCCGGCCAGTATATCATGCTTTCCTGCCAGCGATTTTTGAACTGGCTGGAACGTGATGATTTGGTTTTCCGAGAAGATATACTCGACAAGATTGATGCAGTGTTCGCTCACATGAAGCACTTCGAGGGGCATTTCGCAAACAAGCCTTTTATTCTGCTTCCGTTCCAAAGATGGATTATCGCAAACATATTCGGTTTTTATTACAAAGACGAACCCGAGAAGCGGGTTACTGAGGAAGTAATTTTATTCATCAGCCGCAAAAATGCAAAGAGCGCTCTTTCGGCAGGCATATTGCTAGCAGACATGATTGTCTCCAAATCGCCGTATTATGCAGGATACCTTGCAGCCAACACCAGAGACCAGTCAAAGATATGCTACAAGTTTATTGCCGGATATGCCCGTTCCCTGGATACAGGCGGAAAGAAGCATTTCCAGTTATATCGGGACAGGGCCATCTATACTTTGACTCATTCTCAGATAGTGGCGGTAAGCCGAGAGGCTTCCACGCTCGACGGTTTGAACCCCGATGCTTTCATCGTAGATGAAATGCATGCCGCCAAGAACGACGATATGTACCAGGTCCTCGCGTCGGGCCAAGCATCAAAGTTAAATCCACTCAGAATGATAATATCATCGGGAGGTTATCTGATGGACGGCTTCCCGTTTTACGAAAGAGTGCAGAATGCCCACAGAATGCTTTCCGGGGAATTGGAACATCCAGATAACAAGTTCTTTGCACTCTTCGAAATGGATGCAGACGACAAATGGGACGACCCTGATAACTGGATAAAAGCCAACCCGTCGTTAGGTGATATTGTACAGATGCGCTTCCTTCAGGAACGTTGTCGGGAGGCTATGACCAATATGCCGACTCAGACCGACTTCAAAATCAAAAACCTTGACATTTTTGTAACTGCGAAAAATATCTGGATGCCGCCCGAGGTTCTCGACCCGGTGATGCAGCCTGTCGATCTCCAGCAACTTGAAGGTGAATACTGTTATATGGGAGTGGACCTTTCCGCAGTTAACGACCTTACTGCCGTGGCAGTCTGCTTTCCGCCTAACGATTACAGAGCGTATTATCCGGAGAAATACATCTTCTATGCCTGGGCCTGGGTGCCATAGGCAGCACTCGATACTGAGAACGCTCATCTATACGATACTTGGATTAAAATGGGCATTTTGAAGATGACAAGCGGCAATTCTGTTAACTATCAGGAAATATTAGCTGATGTTATGGAAATAAACAACCACTTCCCGATTTGTAAAATATTTTACGATGAGTGGAATGCCACGACGTGGACTCAGCAGGCAGTGGCAAACTTCGGAGACAACATCCTTCAATCTTTTTCACAAACTTTAGGTTCTTTTAACAGAGGAACCAAGGCACTCGAAGTCCAGGTTCGTAATCAGCAGTGCATCATCCATGCCACTCCGCTCATACGCTGGTGCTTCTCCAACTGCGAGTTGAAGTTTGACTCATACAGTAACTGCAAGCCGGTCAAGGCGGGGGACAATCCTGTAAAGAAAATTGACCCTGTAATCGCCATGATTGAAGCACTGAGTGCTCACCTGTTCGAGCAGTTGTTCAATAACACGGAAGTTGTTAGTTTGGAGTTTTGACTTTGTTAATAAATACTAAAATAACCAATATTCAGCTAATGGGAATTTTCAGCAGAAACAAGAAGAAATACATTGAGTTAACACCGGCTGACTTCAAGCGGGCAAGCGAGGATGCCAACTGTAACTGTGCATCTGCGGAGCCTCTTTCATTTCAGGCACTGTTAACCCAAGCCTACTCTTACCGCACTCTATCGGCTGTTTATGCCTGTATCGAGCTTATATCTAACGCTGTGGCTTCCATGCCGTTACGTGTTGTAAAGGAGGATGAGCACGGCCACCGGGAAGTTGTGAAGCACCACCCGTTACAGCGTATCTTCAGGGACAAGAACATCCAGACATTGTCCATGTACAACATCATCAAGCAGGCTGTAACAGATATGCTCGTCCACGGTAACGGGTATATCCAGATAAAACGCGGCGAGAGTGGACTCATCACAAGTCTCCGATGGGTAAAGGCGAGTGCAGTATCAGTGCAGTATGATGATAACCGCGATACTTTATACTACATCATCACCCTGGACAGTTTGTCAAAAAAAGTGAAACCCGAAGAAATAATCCATTTAACTAAGAACTCATTGAATGGAGTTGTGGGTGTTCCTATTGGTTACTTTGCTAAAGATGTTTTTGATTTGACAAAAACCACGGAAAAGGCAGCACAGGACTTCTTCAACAGCGGCATGAACGTTAACGGTGTTCTTTCCGCCAAGGTTAACCTGAATCAGAAGGCAATGGACGAAATAACTGCCAAGTGGCGTGCATCGGCAAAGAGCGATAAACTTCGCTTCCTGCCGCTCGGAGTCGATTACCAGCAAGTGGGTGTTGATGCAAAATCCAGCCAGATGTTGGAAAGCCGTACATATAATACGCAGGAGGTGGCACGCTTCTTCGGCGTTCCCGTCCAGTTAATTCAGAGCGGCGAGAAGTTAACGTATAACAACCTTGAGCAGCTGAACCTTCTGTTTTTCCAGCATACTTTGATGCCTTATATCCGTGTAATCGAAAGCGAGTTTACCAGGAAACTTTTTTACGACGATGACGAGCTCATTGTAGATATGGATGAGGATGAGTTCCTTCTCCGAACTGATAAGGCTTCTACCGCTTCTTACCTGTCAACACTCGTTGGCGGAGGTATCATGACTGTCAACGAAGCACGTAAGGAACTGGGTCTCAGCGAGGTAGAGTCAGGAGACGAACTCCATATTGCATTCAGTGATGCATCGAAGGCCAAGATTGGAAGCGAAGATGAAAATATACCTAATGAATAAAAATGAACAAAATATACAGAAATGTCGAGAAAATCGAAAGTGATGGGCGAGTTATCAGAGGGCTGGCAGTGGTTGTCGGAAGTTGGAGCAAGGATCTCGGAGGCTTCCGTGAACTCATTTTGCCGGAAGCAGTCACAGACGACCTCATCCAGCGAAGCGATGTAATGCTCTGCCTCGACCACGACCCGTCCAAAGTGATGGCTCGCTCAAGGTTCGGCAAAGGCTCGCTCCGGCTGTCTGTTACTTCAAGAGGACTCGAGTTTGAGACGGAGGCTCCTAATACCACCGTAGGGCGCGATACTGTGGAACTTCTGAAGCGCGGCGACTACTCGCAGTGCTCATTCTGTTTTACTCTGCCGAAGGAGGGTGCAGAGCGTTGGTATCACAATGCAGAGGGGCAGTTGTGCCGCGAAATAAGCGCATTTGACCGCCTGTGGGACGTATCAATCGTTTATGACCCTGCCTATGATGCCACGACTGCTGATGTTCGCTCCAAGCAAGTGCTGGACGCCATGAGCAAATTGGCCGTTTATGAAAAAGAAATAAATAACATATATGTCTGATATTCGTACAAAAGCAATCGGCATTAAACGCTTTCTCCTGGATATGATTCAGGACGCTCGCAAAGAGTGCCGCGAGTTTAACGAAGAAGAGCAGAAGCTTTTTGACGAGCAGAAGAATGAACTTCTTGCTTTGTCGGAAAAAATCAAAGCCACTGACGATAAACTCGAGGAAATCGAGAACGAACTTCCCGATATTGAAGAGAAGGCTGAAGAGAAGCCCGATGAAAAGCCGGAAGCACCGGCTGAAGATGCTCCAGCGGAAGATGCCCCGGCACCCGAAGAGGCTCCCGCAAACGAGCCACCTGCCGAGGAAGAGAAGCCCGCTGAGGAGCCTTCCGAAGAGCAGACCGACCCCGAAGACGACCCTGAGAAAAAATCTGACAATGAAGATGAAAAACAGGAAGTTACTCCGGAAATAAATAATGATGATGAAAAACCAGAAGAAGAGCAGAAGCCTGAAGAGGATGAGCCTTCTGATGATGATAAAAAAGAAAAAGAAAAGAAATCAGCTAATATTAGTATGACAAACAATTTTTCACTTTTGAAGGCTGTTCGTGCAGCCGCTTTCGGCGAAGAGCAGGACGCTCTTACTTCTGCCGTACTTGAGGAAGGTATCAAGGACTTCCGCTCTGCAGGTATTAAGGTCGGCAAGGGTGCCATCACTCTGCCTAACGAGACCCGCACCGTTACTATTACAGATGAGCACGATGAGGTCGTGAAGGAAACTTGGGAGCCTTTGCTGCTTCCCCTGTTCAAGAACAAGGTGCTTGGAAAGTGTCATAAACTTTCAGGCTTGAGCGGTGATGTTCGTATCCCCAGCATTTCGGCTCTCGACTGCGCTTGGGAGGGTGAAGTTACTAAGAACCAGGAGACTACGACTTCGTTCGATCACGATACTATGAGCCCCCACCGCATTTCTGCGACTATCTATTTGTCAAAACAATTCTTAATGCAGGATTCCCTGAATTCTGAGCAGACTATCCGCAATCTTCTGATTGAGGCTCTGGAGCAGAAGCTCGAGGCTACCTATCTGTCAAAGAACGCTGCTTCCGGCAAGGTGCCCGGCGGTATCTTCAACGGCAAGACCGCAAAGAACGTTACCAACTTTGCTGAGCTCTGTGAGTTCGAGGCTGAGGCTGTTGAGAACTGCTATAATTTGGACAAAATGGAGTATGTTCTGGACCCCAAGTCTTGGGCAAACATTCGCGGAACTTTCGTATATGGAGGGAAAAATAGCCGTATGGTAATGGAAGGCAGCGAGATTGACGGCCGTCCTTACAGCATCACGCAGAACATGGGTGCCAAGGAGTTCGCTCTGATTAATTTTGACGATCTCTATTTCGGTCAGTGGGGCGGCACTGAGATTACCGTTGACGGTACATCTGTAGAAATGGCCCGCACCGCACAGGTCGCCATCACTCTGAATGCTTGGTTTGACCTGCTCGTCGTTCGTGACGAAGCTGTTCAGCTGGCTACTGTGGCTCCTAAGAGTAACAACCCCGGTTGATAAACACTAAACAAGCGGGAGGCTTGAAGGCTTCCCGTTTGTTAAATTATTTCTAATCGTAATATTATGACAGCATACATCGATTTGGATTTAATCAAGGAACACCTGAACATCGACAAGGATTTTAAGGAACAGGACTTGTATCTGCTCCAGTTGGCTGACGCTGCCGTAAAAATTATTGAAAAGAAAATCGACCAGCCGCTGGACCCGTTTATCGAGGACGGCGAACTCGAAGCACCGCTTCTGCAGGCTGCTCTTCTGTTGATAGGAACCTGGTATGTACAGCGCGAGACAATCACGTTCGGCAATGCCATGCCGGTTCCTCATACATTGGACTATCTGCTACAGCCGTATATCTGTTACTATACTAAGCACTGTGATTGCAAATGAAAGCAGGACTCTTTAACAGGAAATGCACAGTCCTTCGCGCCACGATTGAAGAGGGCGATTACAAGGACAAGGAGGTGTGGGAAGAAGTTTATCACACCAAGTGCAATTTTGCCCAAGTCTCTGGAACTCGGAACGAAGAGAACAACGAGTTTTTCTACGCTATCAATGCCACTGTAACACTGCGGTTCTATGTACCTGTGGAAGAGACAGACCACTTGCTCATCGACGGCTCAGAATGGCGCATCCTGAACATAAACCGCCAGGCGGAGACATCACGAAACCATTTGACTTTAATAGTCGAGAAGATTAACAAGTAATATGGCAAAGATACAGTTTTTCGCCAAGGCAGGCAAGCAGACAGTCGTTTATGAGTCGAGCACCGATATACCCGACAATTATCTGGAAATGATATATTTCGGGTGGCAGTTCGAGAAGTGGCAAGTCCGTGCAATTCGCTCCGTAGAGAAGGAACTGAAGCGCGAGGTAAGCGATGATATTAAATCTGAGTGGCCCGCTGCTTTCAGGACTTCAAAATCGGGTTGGGCCGACAAGATGATTGAAGGCCTTCGTATATCCAAGCGTATCGGCAAGCGAGGCGATGTAGTTTATGGCAAGGTGCATGTAATGGGTGTTCGGCAGCGCGGCAAATCGACCAACAAGGGAGACAAGAGCGGTTCTTTCAGACTCCGCTTCTTTGAGGGCGGCGCAAAGCGCAAGAAGCACGGAACTATCGACCCGCACCTTTGGCTGAACAGACGGGCAAAATCTTTCGATATAACCGGAAGGATAAAGCTCTATCTAAATACGTATATGAAGGAGAAAGGACTCATCAGTTAAACTATGTTAAATGCAATACATATCAACAAATATATCAAGAAGTGGCTCCAGGGCTGCGACAAGATAACAGCGGTTGTTCCGAAGAAGAACATCGCTCCGCTGATCCTGAATCCTACGAACTTCCCAATCATTACGTTTGCGCACGGTGCAATCGAGCCTGATTACTCTATGCTGCCCGACGGCAGAAGTTTCGATAACGTGGAGGTTTCCATCGTTGTCGTATCTGATGATTACGAGCAGTCGATAAATATAATGAGCGACGTGAGGGAGTTGTTTGAATTTTGCTCTTACAAAGACGAGGAAATATCCATTCCGCTCATCAGCGTCGATTCAATCACGGAGGACTTCCAAGACAATGCATACATCCAAGAGATGATTTTGAAGTTTGAGGTTGAGACTCTTAAAAAATAACGAAAATTAACAAATTTTATTTTTAATTATGGCTAACTATATTAAAGGTAATCTTATCAATTTATTTTACGCCACTGAAGGCGCAGAGGGTGCTACTGAGTGGAAGTATTTCGGTTACACGCAGAACACCGGTTTGAGTCAGACCGCAAGTTCTAACTCTATCAGCTCAAAGGACCACGGCCTGCATCCAGACAAGGAGATCACTGAAATTAGCGGACAATTTACCAACACTTGTTACGTTACTACCGACAACATCGACATCGCAGTTGATATGTCAAATAAAGCTAAGGACGTAACTTACGCTTTCGCTATCGTGAAGGATACTTCCGGTACTTCTGCTGCTGACGGTCTGAAGCCTGTTACCAACTACGGTACGACTGAGAAGTGGGAAATCGGCGACTATGTACAGTATGCCAACGGCAAGCTGACTTCGCTGAACATCACAGCCAACACAGGCGAGGTCGCTTCGATTGATATTACTATCGACCTGACTTCTGCACTGTCAAAGACTGCTCCTTCTGGTGCAAACCTTAAGAAGTATGTTCCTACTGCCTGATACAGTAACTCTTTTTTCGTCCAGATACTTTGAGACCTGCCAATCGGCGGGTCTCTTTGTTTAATAAATATTAGGTAAAAATAAACCAGTTTAACAAACATGAACATCAACATCAACAACACAGATGTGGAAATGAAGTTCCACTTTGCGACAGAGCTGCTCTATGAGCAGATTCAGGAAAAAACTTTTACAGGTCAGACAACAACTGACTGGATTATCTACTTCTTCTGCACGGTCATTTCGTGCACGGAGGACGGGTTTATTGCCTATCCTGACTTCCTTAAGTGGCTGGATGAGCACCCGACTGAGTTCTACTCTTTCATAGAGTGGTATAGTGATTACGTAACTAAGGTGGCTGAGCTGAGACAGGCCACAAAAAAAGAGGTTCCCACGGAGGCAAAGAAGAAGAGCAAGGTGAAAAAACTGAAGTAAGCGATACTCCGTATTTCACTTACTACTTCAGAGCCTTCTGCTTCGAGTTCCACGTGGTGGACGTACAATATTTCCTGTGGAAGATGCGCCTGAGTGAAATAGAAATGATTGCAGACAACTTGAAGTTCACGAACAGGCCGCTTTGGGAGACTGCGAGACTCATTTCGCTTTTCACAGTCGCTCCGCACATGAAGAAGGCTCCTAAACTGAAGGAACTCTTCCCGCTTCCGTGGGACGAAGAAGGACAGAAGGCGGAACTTGAGGATATGGCAAGATACGCAAAGGATATGCAGGCCATTTCGAAGATGTTAACCGCTAAAATGAACCAGGACAGTAACAATGAAAATAATATACAAAAATAACGAGCTGAATCTTGAAATAACTATCCGGACAATGCTCATTTTCCAGCAAATTGCCAAGTCAGCCGACTTCAACCCGCTCGATTTGAGCCATGTTATACTGCTGTTTTATGCAGCGGTAACACAGGCGATGGGTGAGCAGCCCGATTACAGCGAATTTTTCGAGTATATCGCTGAAAATCAGCCTGTTCTGGTGCAGTTTATCAAGTTTTTGGCCAACGAAAAGGATAATTTAACTTAATTATGGCCGCGAAATTAGTACAGGAAATGAGCCTGGATGCATCTGGAGTAAAACAGGGTGCACAGCAAGGCTCTGAAGCGATAAAAAGCATGGCGAAGACCGGCGATCAGGCCGCTTCGTCAGTTGAAAAGTTCGAACAGAAGATGGCTTCTGCCATTGCATCGACTGGCAATTACAAGAAAGCACTCCGGGAGGCCACTGCCGAAGTGCAAAATCTTACTCTGGCTTATGCCCAGTTGTCAAACGAGGACAAGAACTCAGATTTTGGCCGTGCGCTCGCACAGCGACTTGATGAAGCGAAAGTCAAGGCTGCTAATTTAAAGGATGCAATAGGTGATACTAACCGTGATATTGCAAACCTGGCGAGCGATACGACTTCTCTGGACGGCTTTGTAACCGGCTTGCAGGCAGTTCGGGACGGCACTGCTGCATGGATTGCCATGACCGGCATGAACGAAAAGGAGCAGAAGAAACTGGAAGCAGTCGTGAAGCAGGTATCACAGGCGATTTTGACGATGAACGCTGTTATTTCTCTTTATAATGCAGTCCAGAGGGGCTCAGCACTCTATACGCTTGCTCATAACGTGGCTCTTAAGGCTAAATCAGCAGCATCGCTCATCGCAGCAGCAGCAACCGGAACTCTTACAGCGTCGGAAGTGGCAGCAACCGTGGCTACCAAGGCTCTTGCTGTGGCAGTTAATATGCTTCCGTTTGTCGGGCTCATAACAGCGATTACGGCAGCAATAGGAGCACTTACTTGGTGGATTACATCAACGCAGGATGAGAACGATGCTCTTGAAAAGCAGCAGGAAGAGCTGAAAAAGACTCAGGAAGCCGCGAAAAAATATTACGAAACCGTAGGACAGAAAGCAGCCGATTTGAGGATGCAGTATATAAAACTCAAGGATGAGTGGAACAAACTGAAGTCGGCAAAGGAGAAGCAGAAGTTCCTCGAGGATAATGCATCTGCATTCAAGCAGTTGGGCTTGAATGTTAAAAACGTTGTCGATGCCGAGAACGTATTTGTGCGGAACACCAATCAGGTAGTGGCGGCATTACAACTGCGCGCCCGTGCCATGGCACTGGAGCAGAAGATGATGGATGCTTACCAGAAGTACTATACTAAGGACGAAGAGCATGTAAAAAATTCTAAAGCAGCGGTTTGGCACAAAGGTCAGGAAATACCAAATCAGACTCTTGCTGATGCTGGCATCCGGTATAACAACTGGTCGTTGAAAGGCACAACAACAATTAACGACCAAAAGTTAATCGACAAACTGAATGCTTATGAGATGCAAAAAGCTCGTAAGACCAGAGAAGAGAAGCAGAAACTAAATAAACAGGAACTCGACTCCGAACTTGCTTACGTTACCAAGCAAATGAACCAAGTCGTTAACGCTCAGAAGCGGCTTAATCTTGGCTCTTTGATTACCACTGGTACAGGTTCCGGCTCCGGTCCAGTAAAAACCACTTCAGGCGGAAAGTCCACTTCTAAAACAACCAAGAAAGAAGAGCCGTTACCAGGTTCTATACCCGCTCTTCAGAAAAAGCGTCAGGAACTCGATGAGTCGATACGTAACGAAACTTACAAAAAGACCGGAAAGACAATCGACGAAGTCCGTAAGGAAATTTCAGATCTGACAGTCGAAATAACAACGAAGCAGCTGGAGTTCAGAATGGACGTTGACCCGGCTAAACTGGAACTCCATGAGCTTGAGCAAGTATATGAAAAAACATATACACGGATTCGCTCTGCTTCGGAAAAAGACCCGGTAAAAATTGCTTACGACGAACAGGCTCTGCGCAAACTGAATCAGCTTATCGTTGACAAGAAGTATAAACTCTACATGGATACGCAGCCGGCTGAGGACTCGCTCGAAGCACTGTACAAGAAGAAGGACGAACTCCTGAATCGTATCGCCGTACCAGATGTTGAATCCAGTCAGTTCAAGGAAATGACTCAGGCATATCAGCAGCTGGTGGACAGGATTGCTCAGAAAAAACTGGAAATACATGCAGATACTTCTGATGCAGCCGACTCTATCGATGCACTCCAGAGTGCCATTCTGGGACTCGTGGTACAGCGGTACAACCTGCAAATTAACGCTAATACTGATGAGGCCCGCAAGCAAGTGGCCGACCTTTCTCTTACGATACAGGAAATGCAGGCTGAACTTCTGAAGAAGCAGGCTCAGAATGGAGTTAACTCGACTTCTTCAGGCCCGGCAATGCCTTCGCTTGCAGCAATGCAGCAGCGCAAGTCTGCACTCGAAGAGGGACTGAGACTTTCTGTTGATATTTCCGATGAGGATTTAGTGCACGTAAAGGCTGAAATAGAGAAACTGAAGAAGGACATCGAGTCCAGGGAAATAGAGTTGGGACTCAAGGAGGATCCGCTCAAAAAGGCACAGCAAGCCGCCACGAAGCGAGTGGCACAGGCCGAGCAGAATATGCAGGGCGGAGGTCAAAGTTCCTTCCAGAAGGCCATATCATCAACCGAGAAGCCGCCAACGGAAAAGGACTATGAGGCTCAGTTGTCAGCCATCCAGAAGAAGATGGATATGAACGACCAGTATCTGAAGATTCTGGAAGATGAGAAAGCCAAACTCGAGGAACTCGGCGATACCGGCTCAGCCGCTTACGAGGATATAAAGCAGAAGATTGATGAGACAACCGCTGCACAGGAAGAGTTAGGAAGAGCCGCTCAGAAGAATGCAAAGAACGACAAGAAAGACAAGAAGAGAGCAAAGAACTGGGAGGATGCCACTGATGCACTTTCCGACTTCGGTTCCGCACTCGGTGATATAGGAAAAAGTTCTGACACTCCTGAGCTCGAAGTGGCCGGAGTAATCGCTCAGTCTCTTGCCAATCTTGCACTCGGTGCATCAAAGGCAATATCAGAAGCAAGTTCTATGGGGCCTTGGGCCTGGATAGCTTTCGGTGCTATGGCGATGGCGCAGTTGGCCAGTATGGTGGCTCAGGTCCACTCACTTACGGGCTTTGCCTCAGGTGGTATTGTAGGCGGTAACTCGTATAGTGGTGATAGACAGTTAGTTAGGGTTAATTCCGGCGAAATGATTCTTACGGGTCAACAGCAGGCAAATCTGTTTAACTTGCTGAATTCCAGCCTGTTACCAGGTATAGGCGGCATCGGCGGTGATGTGCACTTCGTATTACGCGGAACCGACCTGTACGGAAGCCTTCGTAACTTAGGCAAACAGAAGAGCAAACTAGGAAAAGATATAGGTATTCATTGATATGCTGTATATTGGAAGTTTTAAGACATTTTCAGATGAGGATGTAACGATTTACATCCTCACTGATAACGATTCATCGACCACGACTTCGATGAACGACGCAAACGATGATATAAAGTTTACGGGAGACCCGTGCACGGTAGAGTATTCTATCGGCCAGACCTTCGATGTATTGGTCATGAAGTCGTGCACTATTAACCTTCTCGTCAAACATTATCTTGGGGACTCGCTGTTCGCCAACAACAGCCGCTCTATCATCGTTAACGTATGGAAAGAGGATGAGTGCGTATTTGCCGGCTTCCTCGAGCCTGATGTTTACAGTCAGCCGTATAACCGGAAATGGGACCAGCTGACTCTTACAGCAAACGATGCAGTCTCCACTCTTCAGTATCATCTGTACGGAAATATCGAGCGGGAAAGCGAGTATGCTTCCCTGAAGCAGACAGCAGATTCAACAACATTCAAAACGATTCTTTCTTCCATTTTTGATTCTCTTCCGAACCTCGACCTCAAACACGGCCGGGGCTCGGTTTTATACTATGACGGCTCAGTCAGGCTGGATGCTTCAGCAGCACCCGACTCCATCTTCAATGTAAGTATTTTTGACAGTCTCTTTATGGGCGAGGAGTTTGACGACCTGAAGCACCACGACGAAGTCATGGAAATAATACTGATGTATTTCAATCTGCACTTCCGCCAGGAGGGAATTAATTTTTACATATGGCACTGGGCAAATATCCAGAACCGTAACACGATTAACTGGTATCCTATCATGGCCGGCGCAGATGTTTACAGGGTCGTACAGGATGATTCTACCACAGACGGCTCAGGCAATGAGCGTCAGGTGCTGATAACTCTGGACGGTGATGAAAGGATACCGGGAAATACGCTGCCGAAGCAGCTCAGCGATATTGTCGTTTATGAGAACGGAGAATACCGCAGATATTACGTATGGGTGCTGCCGAACGGGAGCACCAGGAACTCCACCGACTATATCGTCGTCGATATGTCTGGAGACTTGGTTTATGTTTATATACCTAGCCGCGATATGTACAGCGTGCTGATACAGTCCCCTGCCGGAGACTACGATACCGTTTATATAAAGGAGCCGCCCGCAGAGGCATATACCGGAGGCACTTTCAATAAGCCTTACTTCCGCCCGAAGGGTGATGAATATATAATCGCTGAACGTTAACAACCGATAAATAATCTATGCAACAGGTTACTATTTCTACTATGCCCGTTTTCCGCGAAAAACTCGTACATACGGGCTCTCTGGAGGACAGAGCAGGCAATAAACTGGAGACTCGTTTGACTGAGCCTACAGTTATCACAGTCGATGATGAGCAGATTACCGTACAGTTCGTGCAGGTAATCACTCCCGACGGCAATGCACGTACCACTGAGTATTATATGCTCTTTGACGAAGCCACCCACGAGCTTCCGCTTAAAATCGGAGACAAGTTCTACAACGTTACGTGGATTGGCGATCAATACGTGCTCGGTGATGAAATAACCGAACAAACTCCGACTGACTACCTCAAGATGAGCGATACTGCTCTTTATCACGAGGGGAACTGGTATCAGGGCCTTATCCTTGTTACCGGAGGCGAAGAGACAGTCGCCACCCGAGGCAATATCTATACGCTGAAGGACCGACTGAACGTGCGATATGCACCTTATGTTGACGGGGAGCCGGCACTCGTTTCCGATGAGCCGGGAGCCACCCAATATACCCGCTTCCTGAGCGAGCTGGTTCTCTACAGCCGCGAGCATGAATGCACTGCCACGGTGCAGATGCCGCTTGCTGAACTGAGCAGGGTAACACTCAAGGTTAACGCAGACGGAGCCGTAACGACTCCCGAAATCGCTTCTGACAGCCACTTTTACAAATACAGTTACTACCCGACCAACTATCAGTCGATTTTACCGGAAGCCGAGCTTGACGGAGCCACTCTTCTGGACGGGCTTGCTGTTCCAGACAAATTCAAAATCGGCTCAGTGCTGAACGTAGATGAGTTTACTGTATATTTCTCAGACAGGCTTGCTGAGGACTATATCATCATCACGCTGATGTACGGCACAACGAAAGTCGGCTTGCTTTCCGGCAAATTCAATGAGCCTGTTGTTTATCCAACTAATATAAAACTTTCCGGCTATATCTTCAAAGGATATGAGGATGAGAAGCCGACCCGCTTCCTGACCGACTGCGTCGTGCAATGTATCTTCGAGAAAGATGAAAGCGGAGGCGGTGATGAGCCGGAACCCGGTACAGATACGCTCTACAAACTCTATTGGGTAGTAGAAAGCACTCAGGTGAAACTCGACCAGCTGCTGGCCGGAACAACTATAACTCCACCCACAGCAGAAGAGTTCACTCCTGAGGAAAGAGAAGGATATACTTTCGCTTGGGGGTATTATCCAGCAACAATGCCTGCATCCAACCTTATCGTCAACGGTGTTTATGCAAAGGCCGGCGATATTGACGGAGAAGGCAAACTTACCGTAACATATAAGCTGAAAATCTTTAACACTGACCTCACGACTTCTGAAGAGACATATCAGACAGTCAAGGTGCTCCCCGGCCAGTTCAGCCCTATCGCTGCACCCGCAGAGCGGCAGGGTTATGAGTGGAAGGGCTGGCAGGATGTTCCGCCTACGATTTCCGAGAACATCACTATCTGGGGCTGGTTCTATCAGGAAGGCTTCGTGCCGGCTGATCCCGAGAATCCAGACAAGAAGCAGTTTACAGCAAGATGGAAGTTCGTTTATCCACCGACAATAAACTATACGCTTGCCACTCAGACTTACAACTATGGCGATACTATAACTCCACCTTCAGTAACGCTTGAAGGATGGGTGTTTGACGGTTGGGACGAGTATCCAGAGACGATGCCCGCCCATGATATTGAAATAGGCTCAAGCTGGCACAGATACGGCACCCACGACAAGTCGTATGAGGTAAAATACGAGTTGACCACGTACAACCCCGGTCAGGAGGGAGTGAAAGAAACATATTATACGGAAATGGTACCTTGGGGCGAGACTCATACCCGTATCGCTGCACCGACCCACCCGACTCTTCTCTTTGACGGCTGGTACATGTGGAACGCAGTCGGAAAGGTGCTGGTTCCAGAGTCCTTTGTCGTAACAGATGATACGCTCATCTGGGGTAAGTTGTGGGCCGATGATACGGCAGAGGATATTGCCGGATATCGTAAGATACATTTCCAGTATCGGCTCTATCCAGGCCATATACCGGCTTGGTTCCATTACTGTTACCGGCACTTCAAGCCTGGCGATACGATTACTTTGCCGCCAGACCCGACAACCAGTGCACGGCCTTTCCATCACGACCACTGGGACGGTCTGCCTCAGGATATGATAATGCCTGATGAGGACCTTGAGGTTTATTCTACCTTTGTGCGTGATGCAGAAGCGGTAAAAATCATTTACAGAACGAAGATTCACGGCGATATAACTTCTGATGCATGGACGACTGTCCGAGAAGATGATGTTTATGCCGGCTCGAAATATACTATACCTGCCGACTATACCCCACAGCTCGATGGATACGTGTTCGGAGAGTGGAAGACTGAGACTTTCTGGACCGAGTCGGGCTTCAAGGCCTATACAGCCGGAACTGAGTTCACAGTGCCTTACAGCGATGTAATCGTGGACGGCGAGTTCTACGATGCAAACGGAACCGACCGGATACCCGGCCGTTACTTCGTGCATTATCAGTACCGGCTCTATCAGGGTCATATACCGCCCTGGTTCAGTATCGGGTACCAGTGGTACAAGGAGGGAGACACTATAACTCCATGGCAGAACCCGCCGGTCAACCCGATGCGCCCGAACTATCAGCACGACCACTGGGAGGGACTTCCCGACCCGCTGGTGATGCCGGCTCACGATATTGAAGTTTATTCTACATACGTATATGTAGGCGGTGTTTATAAAGTTCGGTATTATACAAAGAAAAACGGCGATTTAACAACCGACTCGCAGGAACTTTTCCGAGAAGAAGAGTGCCGGGAGGGAACGCAGTATACAATCACGACTGATGTTCCGACTTTGACCAATTATATATTTGGCGAGTGGACTTTCCGCGACTATAATATGTACGACGGCAAATGGAGCACCAGAGACTATCACAACGGCGATTCTTTCACGATGCCAGGCAATGATATTGAAATATGGGGTTACTGGTATTCTGGAGAAGGTGATACCCATATACCCGGCATGTACCGTATCAATTATCGTTACAAACTGTATCAGGGACATATACCTGAGTGGTTCCATTACTGTTATCAGCATTACCGCCCCGGTGATACTATCGTATTACCAGAAGCCCCGGTATCTACGGCGCGTCCTCAGTATGTTCATGACCACTGGGACGGGCTTCCTCAGGATTTGATAATGCCGGAACACGATTTGACTGCATCATCGACTTTCGTTTATCAGAACGGAACTTATACAGTTACGTATAAATCAAAAGTTCGCGGAGACCTGACTTCAAGGACAGAAGTTGTTGAATATACTGATACTGTTACCGAAGGTTCCACTTATACTGTGCGCACGACAGTTCCTACAAGAGCAGGATATATCTTCGGAGAATGGAGCATACCCATTTTTAATCCTCCTTCTTATGTAGAATATAAGAGCGGGCAGTCTTTCACTATGCCCGGTGATAACCTCACAGCAACCGGTTATTTCTATCAGGATGATACTGATTCAGTGATACCCGGCATGTACCGTATCAATTACAAGTATCGTTACTATGCCGGTCATATACCGCCCTGGTTCCACTATATGTACCAGCACTATAACGCCGGAGATACTATAGTTTTACCGGCCGCTCCAGACTCGTTCAGGGATTGGATTCATGACCACTGGGATGGACTGCCAGAGGATATGAAAATGCCTGCACATGACATCGAAGTAACATCTACTTATGTTTATGCACCGGATGGAAAAACTATACTGTATCGTTCAATGAACGAAGGTGATATTACTGGTGAAAGTTATCGTACAGAATATACTGATAGAGCAGCACCCGGTTCTAATTATATCATACGTTCAGATAAACCAACCAAAGAAGGTTACGTGTTTGGTATGTGGTATTATGATGATTTACTCGGTCGTCATACGAGCGGTGATACCATTAAAGTTCCACAACAGGATATTATCATTTACGGAACTTTTTACAAAGATGATGGATCTACTCCTATTCCCGGTTATCATCAGGTTGAATTTATATGGAGAAGAGCCGGTCAAACCGAATATTATATCGGTCATACTTTCGCTCACTTCCGTGCAGGTGATACTATAACGTATCCTGCTAATCCAGCAGATTTTGTTCAGCAGGGAGTTACTTATCGCCACGTTGAATGGAGCAATGCACCAGCAGACGGAAAGATGCCTGATAATGATTTGGTTATAACTTCGTGGATGCAGCCAGTTAAAGATACTTATACTGCAAAATATTACGCTGCTTGGAACAATTCTTCAGACGGTATTGGAACTCAGTTGTTTAGAACAGTTGATAACATTCAGGAGGGTTCTAATATGACTTTGTTGGCAGCTATGCCGGCAAAGACAGGTTATTTGTCTCCGGGTTGGACAAGAGTTACTTATCCTAATTATAATGGAAACGGGATACCGTTTAGTTACTCGCTTGATCCAGGAACAACTACTATCAACATTATGAAAACTGTAGGCGGCATTATCGAAATATATTCAGATTTGATTTTGGATAATACATCTGATAATATACCCGGTTATCGTAGAGTTGAATTTATCTGGAAGCGAGAAGATGATACTTCCGGTTATATCGGCCATATGTATAAACATTTTGTGCCGAACTCCACTATAGTTTTCCCTTCAGACCCGGCTGACTATGTATATAATGGATATACATATCGTCATGTTGAATGGAGTAATGTACCTAGCGGTAGAGTGATGCCAGATGATGACATTGTAATAACGTCAAATATGGCTAAACAGCATCCTAGTTACAAAGCATATTATATTGCTCGTTGGGATAATGATGTTGACGGCCAGGGCACTAGATTGTGCGGTACATATTGGGCAACAGAAGGCAGCAATTATACTATAAGGACTGATGAGCCTGTAAAAGAAAATTACGTGTTTACTCAGTGGGAGTTCTCATATTTCAATGGATATGAGTTTGCTACTTATGTATCTGGAGACACTTTCGTCGTTCCTTTTACTACAACTGGCGCGATTAATATATACGGTGATTTTATCCTTGATAACCAGAATATCAATATCCCTGGATATAAGAAAGTAACGTTTATCTGGGGTCCAGAAGATAACCCATCTGAAGAGTTCGGTCGGAAATACGCTCATTTCCGTCCAGGTCGAGACATAGTGGCTCCAATCATTAGCAATATTGAAGAAAGCGAAACTGTATATTATCAGCATAAGACTTGGAGTAATATGCCGGAGTTTGGTGTTATGCCGAACGAAGATATTGTCATCACTTCTTATATGATTAAGCACCTGCGAAAATATATTACAGTTACTTATATCGTTACTACTTATAATGAATCAGAAGAAGTAGAAAAGACAGAAACTTTCACTTTCCGTGAAATATCTGGACTTGCTGCTGTATTCTATGTTGTTGATGCACCGGAAGGATATTATTTCGATGAGTGGGATACTACTATTGAAGTATGGCCGGAAGAAGATATTACTATAAACGGAAGTATCAAATACGGCATTCCTCCGAAGGATAGACTCTATAACCTCAGATACCTCGTTAACGGCGAAGTTTGGCGCACTCAGCAATATAAGTATGGAGAAGGCATTCTGTGGCCTAATATGACCCCAGATGTATATCGTTATGCATTTAACGGTTGGAGCGTCAGACCGGGAACTCGTATGCCGATGCACGACCTCGATACAAATGCCATTCTGATATATCAGGATTTGGTTGTTACTTATTATACTGTATCTACTGATTCAGAAAGTTATGCTCAGCAGTTCTATTATAACACGGAGCCATTAAAGTTCCCGAAAGACAATCCATCTTTCGAAGCAATGACTTTTGCTCGTTGGAACGACCAGAACGGAGACCCAGTAGAAGAAGGTACAGAAGTAACCGAAAATCTTGTTTTGGTGGCTGAGTTTGTTGATATACCTTCTATTACATTCTATCATCCGAACACTAATCCTGTTAATAAAGTGTTGACAGAATATTATTCGCCAGATATTGCTTCTAGAAGTGTTATTATTCCTGGTATGTTATCAAATAGAGAAGGATATGCTGTATCAAGGTATCAGGTTAAAAACCAAACAGATAGTTGGGACTGGACGAACGTTTCAACAGTTAATTTAGAATCATCAAAAAAACAGTATTCAGTGGCACCATTTTGGTGGAACGAAAGGGAGCGTTATATAACGTATATTGATCCTAATGATAATTATGAAGTCAAAGACTATCACTGGCTGTATTATTTCTTTATCGATGATGAAGTTAGTAGTGGTACTGGTTATCATGGGTTTGGAAGGATTTTGCCAGGTGATATTGTCAGATGTTGGTTTAATCATACTACTTGTATCGAAAGTGTTCCAGATACTACAGGAAAAAGAAATTTCATTGATTTTTGGCCAGATTTGGATATACTTTCAGATTCTGCTAAATATATTGGCGGAAGTAAAATAAAGTTAATATGGCAACAGAAAAATCCAAAATCTATCCGGGGAAATATAGTATTTGACTCTGTCGGTTATAAAGATGTTCTTCTTCGTTATGGATGGGGCAGCGGTTCTGATATTACTTATAGTCAGGCTGCGACAAACTACGGCGATAGTGATAAAATGAAACCGGTGTTCATCAATTATGATTCAAGAAACCAAGAAGTTCCAGTATATGGAAACTTCGATGAGTTCCAGTATTTCATATATATGACCGAAATAGCAAGGGAAGCCTTCTCTAAATGCAATATATCACAGATAACTATACCGCCCGGCATTCAAAAGATTGGTCAAGCTGCATTCTATGGAAAGGGTGTTAACCTCATTAAGTTAATATTCTTCCCTGGAGAAGGAGTGCTTGAAATAGGTTCTTATGCTTTCAGTAACGCGTTTAAGATTCCGGCTAGAGCATCTGGACTTGTAAAACTTCCTTCAAGAACAACCAAAATAGGAGACTACGCTTTCTCTGACAATATGTTTACAAAGCAGTTTGTGTTCCCTGCAAATGTTAATTATATCGGTCAGAATGTGTTCGATAACTGTCCTAATCTTGAATCCATAAAATTCAAGGGAACTGGTCCGCTCACTGTACAAAGTAACAGTTTTGATGGACTGAGTGATAGTGTTGTGTTCTATGTAGATGCTGCATCGAACTATAAAAATATTTTACAGAATGTATGCGGTATCGATGCTGAACGTATTATTGAATTCGGTGATAATTTAGGAAGTCGTCGATATAAAGTAATGACAGTTACTAATATTGATATACAATATGGAGACAGTGCTTAGTCTGTACATTGCATTCATGAAGATGTTGTTCCCAATTCAATAATTAAGACTAGAGCACCGTTTGACGGAAAGACGTACGGTATGACATATGTTGGATATACTGTATATCCTTCTGCTGATGTTTCTGTATCAAAGCTAGGAGACGATTGGTTTATTACAGTCGGAGATATTGATTTAAAGAATAAAAATACTATATTGATTCGTTTTAATTACGAAGTTGATGAAACATTAAAGAATTTGACATATAACGTGATTGATGAAAATGGAAACAATTCGATACATTGCGTTTATTATATCAAAGCTGGAGACCCGTTAATCGTTCCGGAAATGACTCCTCGAGCAAATCCAGGTTATCATTTTGATGGATGGGAAATGCCAGTAAGCCAGTTGATGCCGAACGATGATTTGACTATTAACGGCAGAATCGTAGAAGATGTTCCGACTTATACGTTAACATATAAAGTTGATGGCTCTACTTATGAAACTCAGCGATATGTTTCTGGAGCGTTAATAACTCTACCAACTGCTCCAACTAAGGCTCATCATCAATTTACAGGTTGGCAGAATATGCCACAAGATATGTTGATGCCGTCAAATAATTTGACAGTTACCGCTCAGTTTACTGAGGACCCGAAATATACAGTAACATACGAATATGAGTAAAACGACTTTCACAACTCAAGAGTATTACGCAGGGGAAACGATAGTTCCCCCTGCCACCACTCCGACTAAATCTGGATATACGTTCAGGGAGTGGACTGGCTTTCCGGCCGATATGATAATGCCGGCCGAAAATATCACTATATCTGCTGTATTTGATGCAGTATATCTGGTGCGATGGCTCGCAAGACAGAACCCGCTCGACTCGACAACTCCCCGTGAAGTGTGGAGAAGTGATACGGTTATTGCCGGAACTCAGCTCGTATATCCATCAACTGTCCCTGAAAAGACTGGATGTACTTTCAAGAACTGGAGCGTACCAGAAGGCACGACGATAAATCAGAATACTGATGTTATCGCTTATTATGATGCCATTATGTATACGATAACTTATATTAGCGACGGCTCGACTTATACCACTCAGAATAATAAGAAATACGGAGACACTATAACTCCTCCGGCAAATCCGACTAAATCCGGTTATAATTTTACCGGATGGGACGGTCTGCCTCAGGATATGAAGATGCCGGCAAATAATTTGACAGTTACTGCTCAGTTCGTAGAGAAGCCGTACAGCCCGCCAATCACTTTCGCAAGCAGTGCAGTAAAGAATAAATGCGTGGCATTGTGGGGAAGCGACGGCGAGTTAACTGAAGCAGATGCAGCAGCAGTTACAACTATATCATCTGAGGCTTTCAAGAATATAAGCGGAACTTTCAACGAGTTCAGATATTTCACCGGACTCACTACAGTTCCTGACGGAGCGTTCAAGAACTCTAGAATATCAGAAATAACTCTGCCGAATACTGTAACTTCAATCGGATTGGAGGCATTCTCCGGTGATACTTCTCTTGTATCAGTTAACTGGAACAACGCTCCTGTAACTTCGATTGGATGGATGTCTTTCAGGAACTGCTATCAGACTTCTACTCCGATGATAACATTGCCTTCTACGGTAACAGAAATACAGAACATTGCATTTGAAGGATGTAATTTTACTGGACAGTTCGTTATACCGGCCGGAGTTACTTCTTTGGGTACTGTATATCTTTCTACGCTTAGCAGTTATAAGTTCTTAGGAACTACTCCGCCGACAACAATAACAAATAACTGGGCTTATGTTGGGGTGCCAATTTATGTACCAGCAAGTGCATATGATGCATACTATAATAAACTGCAGGCTAATTATCGAACATACATATCTACGTATTAATTATGGCACAGAAAACATTGAAATTACTTGACAACGACAGTCTGATTTATATTAACTACGATGACTCCACCGGGGACTATACCCCCGGCGGGGATGCATCGGATCCTCGTGATGATATTGTGGCTCAGTATCCTGTTACGGTCAATATGACCAAGGAGCAGTATGCCGGCTCAAATACGAACATCAGCACTGAGGAAGTTTATAACCAGCTCATTCTGACTTGCGAACTCGAGGACCTCGACGACCTCGTCGACGACCCTCTCAAGGACGACAATATGATACCGATGTTCAACGGCAGGAAGGAGAAGTGGGCCACTGAATACGTGGCTTTCGGTGAAGGCTCGACTGCCTATGACGAGTGGGCCCGCCAACTGCGCGGAGAAGGCTCGACTTGGGAAGGCTCTGAGTCATATGACCACTACGTCCAGCTGTTCCGCTCTTCAAAGTGGTGGCTGAACTCAGACGACTACGTGCTCGCTTTGCGCAATCCAGGTGCAGTGTTCCAGACTTTCTACGATATGCCTTCGATGGCTTTTCTCGCTGCCTTGGGAAAGTCCAATGCAGTGAACCAGAAGGACAATACGCTTAAGAATAAAATTGACATGAAGAAGTGCCTCTGCATCACTGTCAACGGCAATGAGGATAATACTGAGTCGGGAGCCCGCCCGACTGAAGCGCAGCTGAAGGCGAACTCCCCGGTGGCTGAGTTTATCAGCACTGATGCAGGCGGCTATCTTTCTCCTGTCGATGCAGATACCACGAACTATATCATCATTTCCGGCAAGATGTTTTTGCAGCCTCGGGCTCAGAAAGGCTCCCGTTCTATCACGACAGGACGAAGAGACTGGAAATACGCAGTCGATCACTATAACGACCGTTTGGCGATGCTCCGAGAATACTGGCACCAGACGATTCATCTGGACGACCAGAAGAACGGGGACGGTGCATATTATACGTGCAAGTGGTACGACAATGGAGTTGTAAGAACGTCAGCTCAGGAGAACTTCTATCCTCTATCTGCATGGAAGATGGGCATGTGCAAATATGAGTACAGCCAGAACGGTGAGCAGGATGATAAAATCTTCATGCATCCAGTCATACAGATGACGATACAGGTGGGAGACAAGTATGCCTGTCAGAAGTGGAACTCCGACGGCTCCTGTACATATTACTGGAGAACGCTTGAAGAGTGCCCGACAACAACGTATCAGGGGCAGACCCGGCCCGCTAATTTTATTTGGGTCGGCCCGAACCCGGCAATCGACGACTATATCATCGGCGGCGACTGGCAGGATATTGCCAACCAGGTAAGCCCGGAAATGCATCTTGAGGATTACGAAGGCATTGCGATACCTATCAAAAAATCTGACAATCTGAGCGGAAAGGTTACGATAACTATCGACGGTCCGGTTAATACTTCATGGAACCAGATATACCGGTACAGCCACGGCTGGTGGTTCTGGGAGCATACCTGCTGGGGAACCGACTACTATCACGTATTGGCGAACACTGCGATGATTTATATAAACGACTTCAAGGTGGAAATAGCCAGCGACGGTGCGGGCATACTAATCAACGATGATAAGGACTTGGTTTATATGACAGACGACCTCGGAGCAAAATATACGGAGAAGAAGGACGATATAGAGTTTGACCTATGTACGGCCTTGACCTCAGAAGAGTGCAAGGAGAAGGGAGTTAAACAGACAGTCAAAAAGAACTCCCCGTATATCGGGAAGGAAGCACTCCGCTCCGTGAAAAACGTGGTAACTGGCTTCGAGGGAAAGCCGGAGGAACTCTATCTGAAGGATTACTGGAACGAGTATAAGGATAAAAAGATATTGGTCGAGACAGAAATATATCAGAAGCCGGAACGCTCCTGGACGACGTGTTATACGTTCCCGACTTTGGCGGGAAAAGTGTTCCATACGCAATCTGAATCTTACAACCTGAAGTCAGGCCACATTACTGTGGTTTGTAAGGAAATATGACGATCTGTTGCATTTGAGTCATTATTTCTCTTTTGTTGTGTTGTGTTTAGTTGTGCCGGTTTAGGGTAAAAATAAATACCTTAAACCGGTTTTTTATTATATATAGTAATGCAAGATGTAAGAATTACCTCATTCAGCAAGGACAAGCAGGGCGGTAGTGGTTCAGGCGGGGGCTCTGGTAAAACCACCACTACCGCTGTAAGAGCGGTCGAGCGGCTGGCCACTGAGCGCAAAATATGGGGACAGACTTTTGACGGCTCATACGATGTTAACGGCGTTTTTACTGCACGTTTCGCAGACGGGACCGTAATCACTATCGACGAGAACGGCATACGCTCAAACAAGGATTTGACTATCCATGCCGACAATGATTTGACCTTCGAAGTCGGAGGTGAAATGAACCAGAAATACGAGAACGGTAACATCGACTTAGGTAAAGGCAAACTGAGTGCAGACCGTATCGACGTTAACGAAATACATGATAACGGTAACGGAGAAATAGTGTTCAGCAGTAAGGCATATTTTGACCAGGGCATCGACCTGGGCGGAGACCTGACTGTAAAGAACATTTACTCAGACAATATCACCAACGGCGGTGAAATACGCACAAAGGATTTGACCGTAACGGGCAATGCCCATTTCTTCAACTTGGTTATTGATGAAATAGAGCATGCCGGAGGCCAGACAATCCTCAGTGCTGCATCCATGACGATTGATGATTGGGAGCAGGGGCGGAGTAATTATACGTCCACTCAGGGGCTTGATTTGACCGGAGACGGAACAGCCGACTATGCATGGCAGACGATACGTATATATCAGATATGCCAGGATGAGGACGGTCAGGAGACTCAGAACCAGTTCAAGGCTCTGGACCAGATTATTTCATATACAGCCAACGTATCACCCGACAGCCAGCTCGATGCACGTTCCTGGTGGACTCTCGTCGTGGCCACAGACCACAACGTTCGCAGGGTAATCGGCCGCAAGGACCGCCTCTGCAATATGGTGGAAGTCGTGGCAAAGATAAAGAAGTCGGAGAACGGTGAGTGGGAAGATCCGTCGTGGGGAGAAGTGATACCGAAGGTCGGTGACAACTGTGCTCTTCTGGGTTCGAAAAATCCTGACAGACAGGCTGCAATCCTGATGGCTGCTTACAACACTATCGACCTGAATCTGCACGCTCCGTGCTTCGCTCAGTATGCCAATATCGACGACTTCTCGCTGGACGGAAAGGCAGTTACTTACTTCAGCAGGGAGAAGAATAAAATCCAGGGAGATCTGCTCGTAGAGAGCGGAAAGACCGTGGATGATATTGTCCGGGGAATTAGGGAACAGCTCGCCACGATGAAGCTGACTATCGACGGCTTTGAAGTCGATGTTGTGGACAGAACAACTGGTTCAGTGAATTTGCTGGACGGCACGAACTTCCACATAGATGAGACAGCACTCGACAAGTGGGCAGTTACCGGTACAGTCCAGACAAATGCCCCAGGTGCAATGGCCGGTTACGGCTTCCTGCATATGGCTCCGGGTTCGAGCATCGCTCAGTCGGTGGCAGGAAAGTTGATGGGTGGCCAGTGGTACACTATTTCATTCTATGCCAATAGTGATGGAGCCGGCATCACGACTGAGTTCAGCCAGACCGTGGCAGATATAGATACGAAGATATGGGAGTACGGCGAGGAGTCGGAAACGAAGTTCGCTCCGCTTAATGCAAAGTATGAGTGGAACGATAACGACTCCAGACGGAAGTCTGCACTGAACGGCTTCTACCGGCACTGGATGAGCTTTAAAACTCTGGAGGGACTTTCCTCTGAAGCATCCATTAACTTCGTGCTCAGATGCACGGGGTGGGCTTCCATATCCATGCTCAAACTCGAAGAAGGACAGTTCTGCTCCGGCTATGACTACAGCCCTAAAGATAAGGAAGGCATGTTCAAGGTCTCTGCTGATGAAATATATTTACGTATTCGGGACGGCCTTAAGACCACCGGTATAGATATTGAAACCGGAGTTATCACGCTGGATGCAGATAAGGTCGTTATCAACGGTGCGCTCGGAGTGCACGACCAGACAACTGATGATGAGACAGCAGCGGCTTCCGATGTTAACGGCCTGACGATGTATGATATCGACGGCCGTGCTGCTGTCCAGATTAAATCGACTTCTGTCGGGAAGTGGGACGACTTCGACCCCAAAGTATATGGAAATATTTCAAGTGCGACCGGCATCAACTTCGAAGAGCACTCCTATAACTTCGCAAACGCTGATAACCAGATTGGACTGATACCTGCCGGCTCGACTATCGTGTTCCAGAATATCAGCGTCTGGGTTCTTTCCTTTAAAAAGGCAAACGACGGCACTGCATATGACCACCACTATCCAGCCGGAGCAGGAACTTTCAAAATCAAGATTCGCCGCTCCGATAATGACGGTACAGGCCATCTTGTCCAGACTCTTGAGAAGGCTGTTACTGTGGATGCAGTGGGTAACGTGAGCGTGAAAAATCCTAACCTTTCATATAAGGTTGATGTGGCTGGAAAGTATTCTGTGCAGCTGGAGTTCCGAACTGATATACCCATCGGCAATAACAACACGGAAACTTCCGGTATCATCAGCTGCCAATATACATATCACGCAAGCCGTACAACTCTTCTCGGAGTGGACGGCATGTATGTGGCTCAGGACTCCGACCGTATCATGCATATCAGTAATGAAGGCATCTATATCAGGCAGGGAACTTTCCAGGAAAGAGGACAGTATCGTTTTACTGAGAAAGGACTTCTCCGCGGAGTTCCTTCCGGTGGTAAAACCAATAATGACGGAACTTTCCAGCCATATATCGGCTGGTACGGAGTTAACAACTATATGCCTTTCACTGAAATAACGCACGCCAATTACCAATATGTAAACATTCCTACCCGTGGTTACAGTAGATGGGCGTGTCTCTTGAATGCAGAAGATATTAACGGTGATATTATCATCACTGAAGGCCATCGCAGAAGCGAGTATAGTTTTGACGACTACGACGACGAAGTCTGGATTCTGCTGCCTAAAACCGGCTGGTACGACAACGCCACGGGCATCAGCCATACGCTTCCTCCCGGCTGGCGCGTAAGGATTCAGAACTGTATAGTCGGGCCGTGCCGACCGCGTATTTATATAAGCACTCAGGATCTTGCATCGTGGGGCGGCTACGACTCTAAACAGACTATCTGGGATACTAACCGGAACGGCAATGAATACTGCGAACTCTATAACTCAGATGCAGCAGATGAGTTCTGGTATTACGGCGGCGGCTGGTGGTTCCAGAGAAGAGATACGCAGTAAAATATATATACAGGCTGGCTTTCCGAACTCTTGAAAAAGAGTCTCTATATATAGTTCTATCTTTGGCGGACTTTTCGGAAAGTCCGCTTTTTTGTGCATGGATAAATACGATATGAAAAACGAAAAAGAAAAATGGTCCGGTCTCAACATCAAGGAGAAGCTCGCAATCATCACTGCTTGCGCGGCTTTCTCAGCAGGCTGGGCTTTGACGGGGATAGCCGCTTTTGTCCCCCTCTTCCTTTCCGAAGCAAGTATTCTGACAATCCTCGGTCAGAGTTTAGTATATGCCGCGTCCGTGTTCGGAATCACCAGCTATTTCGCCGCTGAGACCCACCGGATGCGTCGTGATTTTTCAAGGATGATGAAAAACCAGCAGGAAATAGAAAAAGAAGAATTGGAAGATGATGATGAGACTGAGTAAGCATTTTACATTGGACGAGTTTATCAAGAGTGCCACAGCCACCCGGTTGGGTATCGACAACACTCCTGATGAGAAAGTCCTTAACTGCATCCAGGCATTGGTGGACAATGTTCTGGAGCCTCTACGAGTCCACTACGGTCGTCCTATCATCATCACTAGCGGTTATCGCTGCCCGAAGCTGAACAAGGCCGTTGGCGGCTCTTCTACGAGCCAGCACGCTATCGGTCAGGCTGTCGATATACGGAGCGTAAGCGACTCCAGGGAAGATAACAAGGAACTCTTCGATATGATTCTGGAAATGAAGCTTCCCTTTGACCAGTTAATCAACGAGTTCGGGTACGACTGGGTGCACGTATCATTCGGCCCTAGAAACCGGAGACAGGTGCTCAAAGCGGAAAAGTCAGGCGGAAAAACTGTTTATAAAGTGGTATAATTTATTAGAAATGTATTTTACTTTATAAACAATGGAAGAAATAATCAACAAAGTTTTTAATGAGGACTGCTTGGTCGGGATGGACAGGATACCTGACAAGTCCATCGACTGTATCATTTGTGATTTGCCTTATGGCAAGTTGAAGCATCTTGGTTGGGACAACATTATACCCTTTGATAAACTGTGGGAGCAATATAACAGAGTGGCGAAAGATAATGCCGCTGTCCTGCTATTCGGAGTCGAGCCTTTCACCTCTTCTATCGTAATGAGCAATGTAAAAAATTATCGCCAGAAGCTGACTTGGTTGAAGAGTAACCCGACCAATATTTTTAACGCAAAGAAGCAGTTCATGAACTGGACTGAAGATATTATTGTTTTTTACCGCTCGCTTCCTACGTTTAATCCTCAGATGGTTTATACAAACAATCGTCCAGCTAAAGTTGGTTATTCTGAATTAACTTTGACACACAGAGGAGTAATGGGTAAGTGCGGGTATCACGAAGGATATGTATCTTATAATGATGGATATGCATATCCAAGCAGTGTTCTAGAGTTCAGAAGTAATAACGGCTGGATGAACAGACAACCAAAATATTATCACCCGACTCAGAAGCCCGTTGATTTAATCAGATACCTTATAAGGACTTATACCAACTCCGGTGATATTGTACTCGACAACTGCATGGGGAGCGGCACGACAGCCATCGCTGCCCTGCGTGAAGGCCGGAAATACATAGGCTTCGAACTCGACAAAAAATATTACGAAATGACGCAGCAGCGTATCGCTGAAGAAAAAGATTACATCGAGTTAACAGACAACAAACTCTTCTGATGATAAATAGAATGTAACTCATATAAATTTTAAAAAGTACTTCGAATATTACAAACGTTTATTTAATTTTAATTGTTTTAGCAGAGCCGCCCAGTTGTGAAACTCGGCGGTTTCTTTTTGATAAATACTTTGCGTTTTTAGAATTCATTATTGCACATATTGGAATTGAAATGATTTTTGCCGCTTCGTCGTTTGATGAAGCGGTTTTTTATCAGTCGATAAATACTAAAATTTAAGAGACAAACTGAAGATGAAAACTATTTACAAGGGAAAGGACGACCTGTACTACGTGGTTAACATCACTGGAGAAACAGGAACTCCACTGGTACCCAGCGACCTCGACGCGCTCCAAATCGAGTTCTTCACGGACGGCTCTAAGGTTATTTCTTTCGATGCAGAGGACTTGACCGAAGAGGGAGTGCTGCACGTTGATGCGAGCAAGCTGGAGGATTTGACAGACGGCCCTTTGAAGGCCCGTTTCCACATCGCTCTTGCAGACTCCGGCTTCGCTGACGGCAAGTTCGATACAGTGGCTGAACGTGTCACCGGCTATTTTTTAAAAACATTGAAAGAACCTGACAATCATGAAGTGTAAGTGTAAGAATGATATTAATATCGCAAGTGCTGATATTGTCATAAAAGATAAACATCGTATCGACATACAGATTACGAGGGAGCCCGATACTCCGCTCATTGCGGAACTTCGCCGGCAGATTGAAGAACTCCAGGAACTTGGACTGAAATTGAACGACATCGACCAGAGACTGGCTGATGCTATTGCCGGACTAGACCTCGCCACGAAAGCGTACCTGGCCGAAGTGCTGACAGAATATGTAAAGAATTCTGACATGGAAAGTGTGGTCACTGACCTTAAGGAATGGGCGAACAGCCGTTTTATGCGGAAAGTCTTTCTGACTCAGTCCGCATATGATGCGCTGGTAGAAAAAGAAGAAAACGTATTATACTGTATAATTTAACATGAGCAAATATTTAACAATTTTTAATACAGAAGCGCAGTGGCAGGCTGCACAAGACACTCTGGACTATCCTAACGTGTCGCTGATAGACACGACCGGCGATTTGAAGTATGCTGTATATCCTGGTAAGGAAATAGTTAATGCATATTTTGGAGACATTTTATTTTATGATGTTGACGGTAATACTCTACTGAATTTGTCTGATGAAGAATATAATACGACCGATTTTCCAACATCAAAATTTTAGCCTATTGGTATTTGTATCAGAGATAAAAAAACTGACGAAGGAAACCGTGCTGTCTTTATGAGTCTGAAATGGATGAATCCGTCTTCACCATCAACAGGTTCTGCTAGCAAGGTTAACGTTCCTTGGGGATTTAAAAATGTCGATTTATCACAAACAATATCAAATATCCGCTCAACATCGTATTTAGATACAATAACATTAAATAAATCAATGAAGTCTTTGGTAACTGTAGACTGGAGTGGTCAGACTATACCAACTAATGGAGGAGATGGATCTGCTCCTGCATGGGAATGTTGTTGGCGTTTCTACACTCCTGGTACAAAAGAAGGAAACTGGTATCTTCCATCAAATTATGACTTACAAAAATATCAACAAAATTATTCAGCAATTAATACTATAATAACTTCAGTAAAAACAAAAGCTGGAACAAGTTTCGTTAATACTGTAAATGATATTATATGGAAAGGATTAGAAAATTCAGTATCTATGGCTTCATGTTTATATAATAATGGAACCGATAATGCATATTATAAAGACGGAAATCTATTTGGTTGTAGAGCAATATATATTGCTAGTATTCAAGAACTCTAAAACGTAATTTAACTATCTGAAAATGAACAAGATATATTTAGGTGAAACAGAAGTTGCGAACGTCGGATCCGGCTCTGGGGGCGGCGGTGTCACTGATGCTTCTTTCAACGAGCTCGCCAAAGTCACGGCTTCTGCTCTTCTTGACTTGAAAGGTCTTGAAGACAATATCGAAGAGTTCGACGGCAAAATCGAAGGCCACGTTGAAGTCATCGACACTAAGATACAGACACTCGACGCAAATAAAGCAGACAGTTCGGTCGTTTATACTAAGAAAGATATTGACAAAGCAGACAAAGTCACGGCAGCTGCACTGGCTTCTCTGGACGATAGAGTGAGTACTCTTGAAAGTTCTGGCGGAAGCGGCGGCGGAGAAACTTTCGACCCGTCATATCTTGAAGAAGACTTGCTCGATGTGAGTGCAAGAGTCGATGCTCTTGATACTTCAATCAAAGAACTTGACGCTTCGGTTAAAGAACTTGCTTCTTCTGGTGGTGGTGATAACGACCCAGTTTTTGTGAAATATACGAATACTTCTGATTCGACTAAAATCGGTATAGTATCATCTTTGAGAACTGCCGCTCCATGCACTTCTATCGGAAATATGGCCGTGATATTAGGAGATGGTATTGCAACGGGAAACTATAGTATTTCTGGAGGAACTAGTAATGTAACTGCAAACAAAAGTGTTGGGTTTGGTTCTTGTACTGTAACAGGAGAAGAATCATTTGCAGCTGGTTGGAGTAATACAGTGTCAAATAGTTTCTCTGTTGCTATAGGCGGAAGAAATTTATCATCTGGAAATGGTTCTGTCGCTTTAGGTAGAGAATGTGAAGCAACAGGAGCAAATTCTGTTGCTATTGGTAGTGCTGCAATATCTTCTAATTAGGGGTCTATTTCAATTGGAGATAATGCAAGAGGAAAAGGAAGAAGGTCTGTAGCAATTGGATATTATGCTAACCCAAAAAATGAACTAGAAATTGCATTTGGACCAAGTGTGTCGTCAACTACTGGAACCACATTTGGTCTTGAGGGAAATACATTGTTTACTATAGGAAATTATCCATATAGTAGCAAGCATAACGCCTTCGAAGTCCGGCAGTCCGGTGACATCTATATCCCTGATGTGAGTGCAAGCGGTGAGTACCATGAAAAGCCGATGATTAACTTGCAGCAGAAGATATACGAACTTGAAGCAAGAATAGCAGTTCTTGAAAGTGCAATTCAGAACCAGTGATAAATATCACAGAAACTTTGAGCGATTCAGTCTAAAATTTAGTACTAAATATTTTTACAAATGAATAAACAGATTTATATTGGCGGAACTCCGCTTATCGACCTCACTGGTTACGCTACTGAGCAGTATGTACAGACTGCCGTTGACAACATCGACGTAACCGACCAGCTGAAGAACTACGTTCTGAAGAATGACCTCGACGCTTCTATCGCTGCCGTTGATGCATCGCTCGTCGCTGCTGATGCCTCCATTAACGCTTTGAAGAGCACCCTTGCAGACATCGTCTCAGACGGCTCGACCGATACCGTGATTAACACCTGGGCTGAAATGAAGGCTTTCCTCGCCGACTATACCACAGCCAGTGATTTAAGCACCCTGATTAACACTGTAAAGGAACAGGCTGTAGAAGATGCCAGTGCAGATGCAGCCGGGAAATACCAGCCTAAAGGCTCTTACTTGGTGGCTGATGATATTTCCACTTTCGTGGATGCTGCTGCCGTGGCCACTCAGATTAACAGTTCTATCGCTGCACTCGACCTGCCGAACACCTATCAGGCTAAGGGCAATTATCTGGTGGCTGATGATATTTCCACTTTCGTGGATGCAGATACTATCGCTGCCACTTACGAGACGAAGAACGATGCAAGTAACCACGTGGAAGGATCCGGCGTGATGCATATTAGGAAGTGCACCAGCACAGAATATGCAGCCATCGAGACAAAGGACGCTGCCACGCTCTACATCGTTACTGATTGATTAACGACCAACTCTTCGTTTATTCACAATATATAATTTTTGGTTTGCCTCGGCTCTGCCGGGGCATTCTTTCTTCGTGCGTACATTATAAATAAATAGTATGTCATAGCTTATAAATTCAATTTTGCGAAAATTTATTTTTGACCGCTTTTCCGATTGGAGAAGCGGTTTTTGGTATTAAAACCCGAAACTTGATTTTTCAAACTTTTGATTTAAATACCAAATATTTTTGCCTAACAGATGTTAACACGACTATTGGTATACCAAAAAACACCTAACAAACTTAAGTTTTTGACCCCAAAACTTGCAGGGAAATGATATAATGCCTATCTTTGCGGTACAAAAATCATTTAATAATTAAAACTTTAAGATTATGAGTAACAAAAGATTTAAAAAGAACAACAGTTCTTACAAAGGATTTAACGTCGTTAATGATCATGCCGCTGGTTACAGAGTCATCAGTATCGACTGTAAGAAATCGAACAATGAAGATATTAACAGCTTCATTACAGCGGAACAAAATATGGCTCTGGCTGATGAGTTCATAGACAAAC